GTACAAAGAACGCAGGACTGGAAGTATCAGTAGTAGCTGAATCAATTCCTCACCTTAGACGTGGAGCATTAAAAGACTTCATCAAGGTAATGAGATGGACAGGACGTTATGTTGACGACAGATTTAATAAATCGCTTTTAAGATATGAATTCGCAAATGGAAGTGTGATAGAGTTCTTCTCAGCAGATGACGCATCTAAACTAAGAGGAGCAAGACGTGACATCTTATACATCAACGAGTGTAACAACGTCAGCTTCGAATCTTACAATGAGCTTTCAATCCGGACAAAGAAGGAAATATTTTTAGACTTTAATCCTGCCAATGAGTTTTGGGTACATACGGAATTAAAAGACGAACCTGACTCGGACATTATCATTTTAACGTACAAAGACAATGAAGCACTTGACGAATCAATCGTAAGTCAAATAGAAAAGAATCGTTTAAAAGCAGAAACAAGTTCATACTGGGCTAATTGGTGGAGAGTTTACGGACTTGGTGAAATCGGAAGTCTTGAAGGAGTTATCTTTAACAATTGGAAAACAATCGATACAATACCAAGTGAAGCTAAGTTGATAGGAATAGGACTTGACTTTGGATACACGAACGATCCAACATCAGCAATAGAAATCTATAACTACAATGGTCAACGCATTGTCAATGAGTTATGCTATCAAACAGGAATGGTAAACTCTGACATTGCAAAGATACTTCCAAATCATGTGACGATATACGCAGACTCATCAGAACCGAAGTCAATCGAAGAGATTAGACGCTACGGAAAAACGATAAAAGGAGTTACTAAAGGTAAAGACTCAATCAACTATGGAATTGACGTAATGCAACGACAAGACTACTTAGTCACAAGCAATAGCCAAAACCTGATTAAAGAGTTAAGAGCTTACTGCTGGGATTCAGATAAACACGGAACAAGACTAAACAAACCTATTGACAATTATAATCACGGAATTGACGCATTACGTTATCACGAGATGGAAACATTAGGACTAAACCAAAGCTATGGACAGTACCACATCAGATGATTTGCCAATGCTTAAAGCAGTAGTTGAGGATTACATCTATGTTCGTACAGGAAAACGGATAAAGATTATCTTTGATGAACCAATGCGAATTAGATTACACTTCCAAATGTTATGTGCAGCGTATGACATTATCATGGTGCAACAAAACAAAAATTAAATCGTTTTAAGATTATGAAGTTAGAAATCAACGTACCTTCTTCTCTAAGTGAGATTCCACTTAAACACTACCAAGACTTTCTTAAAGTTCAGGCGGATTCTAATGATGAAGAATTTGTAGCTCAGAAAATGGTAGAGATATTCTGCGGAATTGAGCTTAAAGATGTAGTTAAAATGAAGCTAACGAGCTTAAATGAGCTGATAGCACACTTCACGAAGTTATTTAGTGAGAAGCCAAAGTTTCAAAACAGGTTTAAGATAAAATCAGAAGAAGGAGAGATTGAATTTGGATTCATTCCAGAACTTGAAGCAATCACATTCGGTGAGTATGTAGACTTGGAATCGCATCTTACAAGTTGGGATAGTTACCACAAGGCGATGTCAGTGATGTACAGACCAATCGTGAAAACACGAAAAGATAAGTACGATATTCTTCCTTACGAACCGAATGTTGACTTCCAAGAATTAATGAAGTTTGCTCCACTGGATGTAGTGATTGCATCTTCCGTTTTTTTTTGGACTTTAGGAAACGAGTTACTAACGGCTACCCTGAACTATTTAGAGAAGGAGATGAAGAAGGATCAGAACCTGTCAATGACTTTTCAGAAACAACTCAATTTGCAAAACGATGGGGATGGTATCAGTCAATATATGCACTCGCTAAAGGAGACGTTACAAGATTCGATGAAGTTACCGAACTCAGACTTACTAAATGTCTCACTTATCTCGTCTTCGAAAAGCAAAAAAACGACATTGAAAGAAGACAATTTGAACGTAATTTAAAACGATGATAGGATTCTACGACATACTAGACAAACTTAAATGGCACTTTGATAACGATGAGTTGGTAAACTCTGTTACACAAGGCGACATCTTTCAGGTTGATCTAAACAAACAGACGATATTTCCATTGACGCACATCATGGTCAATAGTTCATCTTTACAAAGCAACACACAGACGTTTAACGTATCTATTTTAGCAATGGATATCGTAGATATTTCGAAATCAGAAGTAACAGACGTATTCCAAGAGAATAACAACGAGTTAGACGTTCTAAACACACAACATCACGTTTTAAATAGATGTTATCAGCAGATGCTTCACGGTAACTTATGGGATTTAGATTTCGTAGTTGCAGGAGAGCCAAGTTTAGAACCATTTACAGAAAGATTCGAGAATTTATTAGCAGGATGGACGATGACATTCGATGTTACGATTCCTAATGACATGACGATTTGCGATACAGGTAGCTATGCTCCTTTCTGCTCCCCTTCATACGTTGTAAACACGGATAATAGTTATCACGAATCAGTTGCAAGTGGAGAAACTCTTACGTTACCTGACACGACATTGAATCTACAAATAGACGGAACACAAGTAGCTACATCAACATTTGCAACTTTAAGCAATCAAACAATTAATTTAGTATGGCAATAGACATAAACATTCCATCACAAGTAAAGAACTATGCAAACCTAGCAGCGTTTCCTGCAACAGGTGCTTTAAAAACAATATACATAGCAGAAGATACCAATAAGACATATCGTTGGACAGGTTCAGCTTATGTAGAGATATCAGCAACTGCTGCTTCTACATGGGGAGCAATCGGAGGAACACTATCTTCTCAGACAGACCTACAAACTGCTTTAAACGCAAAGATAACAGGCAATACTGCAATCACTGGAGCTACTAAAACAAAAATAACCTACGATTCAAAAGGATTGGTAACTGCAGGAGCAGATGCAACGACAGCTGACATTGCAGATTCATTGAATAAACGATATGTAACAGATGCGAATCTAACAGTAATCGGAAACACGAGCGGAACTAATACAGGAGATAACGCAACTAATACACAATATAGTGGACTAGCAACATCCAAACAAGATGCGTTAGTAAGCGGAACAAACATAAAGACGGTAAACGGGACTACGATTCTAGGAAGTGGTGACTTGACTATCTCAACGGGAATCACAATCGGTACTACTGCAATCACATCGGGTACTGTTGGACGTGTATTGTTTGAAGGTACGGGAAATGTAGTTCAAGAATCGGCAAACTTGTTTTGGGATAATACGAATGGAAGGTTGGGGATTGGAACTTCATCCCCTTCGGCAATCATTCATTCAGTTGGTTCGGTTACCGCTTCGGGATTAATTGGACGAGGTAACTTTTTTAATAACACTTTGGTGGCATCGGCAAATAATGATGTACTTGTAGGATTAGATTTACAACCTACATTTACTTTGGGTGCTTTTACGGGTACAAATAGTTTAGCTTTAAGAACACAAGGGAATGTAGTTATTGGTGCGTCAACTTATACAACACTATTATATAGTGAAATACCAAAATTATTTGTTAATGGTGGAAGTCATTTATTAGGAACTACATCAATAGGACCAAATCGTATTTATTTTAGTGGTAACAATATTACTTGGGAAAACACGGGAATAACAAATAATTTACCCGAATGGAGAGCGGACGCAACGGGTATTAAATTTGGTAACTTTTTATCTTTGCCATTAAGAATTTCAGTTGGTGGAGTTGAAAATGCAAGATTTTTCTCAACGGGTAACGTAGGCATCAACACCACCACAGACGCAGGATTCAAGCTAGACGTTAATGGTACTGCGAGGGTGGTTACTAGCATATTAGTAGGAGCAGGTTCAACGCAAGGAACTATTCAAGGTGGAGTTTTTAGAGGAACTTATTTTAATGACTACGCAAATAACTTTACAATTTTTCAAGTTCAGTCAAATGGTAACGCTTCGTTTTATCAAGGACTTGCAATAGGTACTTCATCAAATGCAGTAGCATCGGCACAAGTTGAGATAGTATCAACAACCAAAGGCTTCCTTCCTCCACGACAAACTCAGGCACAACGCACCGCAATTTCATCTCCAGCAATTGGATTGCAAGTTTACCAAACTGATGGAACGGAAGGTTTATACATTTACAAGTCCACTGGATGGGCATTATTATTATAAGATATGGAAACACAAACAAACGGAGTAGCGATTCAACCAATCGTATATCCACTAAATCAAGGAACAGCAACACGATTATCCGTGTTAGTATTGGACTTCCAAACGGATGCAACGACTTGCACGACCTATTGGCAATTACTAACTGAGGAAGGTAAGATGTTAAGCGAAGACAATTACACGCTAACTGAAGAACAATTCTTAACTTGGGGGACTGATAATTCAGTTGTGAACGAGTATGTCTCTGAAGCAATCGGAGTTACAATCATCTAAAACACGAATCATGTTAACACTATCAGAAGAACAAGTAAAGCAATTAGAAGCAATCTTAAGTGAATTACCGATGAAGTTCGGAGTTCCTATTTTGAATATCTTAAACGAAGCATCGAAACCAAAGGATGAAGCAGAGTGAATTACAATTAGAACTTAACAAGTTCCGTGATTACGTAGTGAGTCAGGCAAAGTCTAACTTAACACGTCAAGGAAAGAACTCGTCTAAGAGCTTATATAATTCAATCAAAGGAAACGTAAAGGCGAATCCTAATTCATTCGAGATGGACTTCTCGATGGAAGAATACGGATTCTATCAAGACAAAGGAGTAAGCGGAGTTAAAAAGAAGTACAACACGGACTTCAAATATACTTCAAAGATGCCACCAGCAAAAGCATTCGATAAGTGGGTAGTTCGTAAAGGATTAGCACCAAGAGAAAAAGGTAAGTTTAA